TAGGCTCTATGTCGAAGAGCTAGCTATATCGACATTGAGCCTAATCGTTCAGTAAGAACTGGATTTCTCCGAGAAGATTATGATAATTTCAGGCCCGGCGAGTCTGTCTCTAATTATCAAAAACGCATTATGAAGATGTGTATGCAGGCTTATGATAAAGTCGGTATTGTGAGAAATGTTATTGATTTAATGAGTGACTTCGCTGCACAGGGCCTGACTATTGTTCATCCAAACAAAAATGTTGAGAAGTTTTATCGTAAGTGGTTTTTGCAGGTCAATGGTACTGATAGATCTGAAAGATTTTTAAATTATCTCTATCGTTGTGGTAATGTTGTAGTAAAGAGAAGAAATGCTAAACTCAATCCTCAGAAAGAAAAAGAGTTACGAAGAACTGCTGGAAACGACATAGTAATTAAAAACATTAAGGTTGACAAGAGGGTGGTGCCTTGGACGTATGATTTCTTAAATCCTTTAGCGGTTGATATTCAAGATTATGGTGGTCAGTTTGTTGGTAAGCCTGAATTTGTTTTGAATATGTCTAAAATGACCTATGAGTCATTAGTTAAAAACTCAACCAAAAACCAAACAATCTTTAAGACACTGCCCAATGACTTACAGAAAAGGCTTCATGATGGAGACCGTAAGATTCCATTAAGCCCTGATGATGTAGGGTTTTACTATTACAAAAAAGATGATTGGTTGTTATGGGCTAATCCAATGATTTATGCGATCTTGGATGATATTATTATGCTTGAAAAGATGAAGCTTGCAGATTTAGCTGCATTAGATGGTGCTATTTCTAATGTTCGATTATGGACTGTGGGCGATTTAGAACATAAGATTATTCCCACTAAAGCGGCTATTAATAAGCTAAGAGATATTTTAGCAAGTAATGTTGGTGGTGGTACTATGGACTTAGTCTGGGGTCCAGAGTTAAATTTTACAGAAAGCAACTCCCAAGTATATAAGTTCTTGGGATCTGAAAAGTATCAGCCTGTATTAACTAGTATCTATGCTGGGTTAGGTATTCCACCCACTTTAACTGGTGCTAGTAGTAGTGGTGGCTATACAAATAACTATGTTTCTTTAAAGACATTGATTGAGAGGCTTGAATATGGTCGTGATGTATTGAAACAGTTCTGGAGACATGAGATTGAATTAGTTAGAAAGGCTATGGGTTTTAGATATCCTGCTGAAATACATTTCGATTCTATTGTACTTTCTGATGAAGCCGCTGAAAAGAATTTGCTTATTCAATTGGCGGATCGTGATATTATCTCTCATGAAACTCTATTGGAAAGATTTAAAGAAATGCCTAGTATGGAAAAGGTTAGAGTGAGAAGAGAAGAAAAAGACAGAAGAGATGATGTGTTACCAGACAAAGCTAGTCCTTACCATAATCCACAGCACAGAGAAGATATTGCTAAAATCGCTTTAACTAAAGATATGTTAGCTGATGAATATCTTGATGATATGGGTTTACCGGTTTCTAATGACGAAACTCCAGAATCACAGCCAATAGAAAATGTGCCAAAACAACAGGATGATAATAATGGACCAATTAATCCAGTTGGTCGCCCAAACTTTTCTAGGGATTCTGTAAAGAGAAAGCAGAAAAGAGTATTACCTAAATCGGGCACTCCAACAGCCGCTGTATTATGGGCTGTGTCCGTCCAAGATAAGATATCTGAAATATTGTCCCCTATTGCATTAGACCACTTTAATAAAAAGAATATGCGGAGCTTAAGTAAGGCGGAAATGTCTCAAGTAGACTACTTAAAACTATGTATATTGACAGGTATGAAGCCATATATAGATATTACATCTGATATGGTTAAAGAGTTACTTGATTCTGGCTCCCAGCCCTCTCAGGCATTTACAAATATGGTTCAGGATGAGATTGAATCTTTTAAAACATCTAATAATAGAGTTCCTAATTCTTCTGAACTAAAATATATTAACGCAACTGTATTTGTGTGTTTGGCTGATTTAAACCCATAAATTCCCATATATAATAGTTTTTGTGTATTACGAATTGGAGGTTTTAATATGAACATATATCAATCTGAAATAGACGATGGTTTACGTGATCTTGTATTATCTAATAATACACTCGCGTGGAACATTGTAGCTGAATCTTTTACACCAGAAATCAATATCAAGTCTTCGGCGTTAGAAAAGATTGTCGCTGAAAACAAAGACCAAATTGATTTATACTACTTAAGATCTATATTAGTTAGTGCTGGATGGAATAAGAATGATGATGTATTTCATCCACAGGAATTATGGAACGCAAGGAATACCCCAGAGGATAAACCTTTTAACTTTATGCATGACGAGCGAGATATCATAGGTCATATTACTGGTAATACAGTGGTTGACAAAGAGGGGAATGAAATTGTATCTGATGAAAATTTGTCTGATACATTTAACATTTTAACAACAGCGGTTGTTTATACGGAGTGGAGCGATAGCTCTCAGCGAGATCGAATGAAAAAGATTGTAGCTGAGATCGAAGAAGGTAAATGGTTTGTTTCGATGGAATGTTTATTCCCCGATTTTGATTATGCATTAATCGGAGAAGATGATCGTACTGAAGTTATTACTCGCGATGAGGCTTCTGCTTTTTTAACGAAGCATTTAAGGGCTTATGGCGGTGACGGTAAGTACGATAACTATAGAGTTGGCAGATTATTAAGAAACTTATCGTTCTCTGGTAAAGGCTTGGTTTCCAAACCTGCTAATCCTAATAGTGTTATACTAGATAGGACCGGATCTTTAGGTGGTGAAGAGATTACTTACGCTAAAGAAATAACAATAACTGAATCTAAATCCTATTTTAAGGAGAAAGAAATGTCTGACAGCAATGAAAAGCAGATTAATGATCTGCGAGCTGAATTAGCAGAAGCAAAAGCTGCTAATGAGGCACTACAAGAAAAGGTTGCTGCTGAGCAGCAGGCTGAATTTGATGCTAAGATTTCTACTTTTGAAGCTACGTTGGCTGAAAAAGATACACAGATTTCTGCACTTACTGAAGAAAAAACTGCTTTAGCTGAAGCGGTTGCTGTGAAAGAAAGCAATATCGAGTCTTTGACTAAGGATATTGATGAAACACAGAAAGAATTGGCTGCTATGAAGAAACAGGAAGCTATGATGAAGCGACAGGCACAGCTTGCAGAAGCTGGTTTCGACGCTGATGAAGCAATCGCAACTGTTGAGCAGTTTGAAGCTATGGATGATGATACTTTTGATCAGGTGGTCGCCCTTATGAAAAATAAGGGCAAGGAGATGCCTTGGGATAAAGACAAAGAAAAAGAAGAAGAAGAAGCTATGAAGCGAAAGGCTATGAAGAAAGACGCTAAAGCAGATGAAACTGTTTTAGAAGAAGAGGTAGAAACTTCAGAAGCTTCCGAAACTGATCTCGAATCAGTCGAAGAAACCGAAGAAGTGGCTATTGCAGAGGCTGTCGGTGAAGATGATCCAGCCGAATCTCTGCGGGCACAAGCCAGTGAATGGCTTGGTTCTGTTTTACAGTCCGTACCTAAAGAAAACTAAGTAAATTTTAAAAATAAAGGAGATTCTATAATGGCTCTTAAAACTGACAGAAGTACACTCCAAACTGACATTTCGTTCTTTATGAACGAAGCTGCTACTAGAGGCGGTGTCGCGGTTATCAGTACTGGTGGTTCTGGCGCGTCTCTAGATAATGGTTCTGCTCTTGTGACTTATGCGGCAGGGGCATCAGGTAAAGTTCCCGTTGGTTTACTGTTGAATGATATGGTTAATATCGATTTAACTCGACAACATTTGAACCAACATAAAGACGAAGTTCAGAAAGGTGGCAAGGTTACTCTTCTCAACAAAGGTTGGGTTGTTACTAGTAATATCGAAGGCACTGATCCGAACGCAGGCGACGTAGCCTATTTGGCACATAGTGGAAACGTCGCATCTTCAAATATCGGTGGAGACGATTCAGGCCATCAGATGGTCGTTGGTCGATTCCTGTCAGATATTGATGAAGATGGTTATGCTAAAGTGTATATCGACCTTCCCAATACTAACATCGCTCAGTAAACAACTCACATAAAGGAGAAGATAATATGTCTACTAATAGACCTTCAGAAGAATTTATTGAACTGCTGAAACGATCCGGCAGTTCTGATAGAGCGGTTGCACAGGTCGCTCAACGGGAAATTGCTAAAGCTTTAGAAATTCCCATCAGAAAGGGTGTCTTGTTCGGTGATATTGTGACTTCTATTTATGAAGCCATGCCACTTGAACCCGGTGCTACTCCAGAATTTCCATTGGATCTTCTGGCTCCCGGCACCGAAACTGATCATGTTGCTTACACGAATCCCGGTAATGGTAGGATTCCTGAGCGACATGTTGAAGGCGATTACGTCATGGTTAATACTTACGGTATCTCCAGCTCGATTGATTTCTTGCTGAAGTATGCACGTCAGGCTAACTGGAATGTTGTTGCTCGTGCTATGCAGGTGTTGGAATCTTCATTCGTTAAGAAGATTAACGATGACGGTTGGCACACGCTGTTGGCTGCTGCTGTAGACCGTAATATCTTGGTTTACGATGCAGATGCTGCTGCTGGTCAGTTCACTAAGCGATTGATTAGCTTACTGAAGACGGTTATGCGACGTAACGGTGGTGGTAACTCTGCCACTGCTCCGGGTCGTCTGACTGATCTGTACTGTTCGCCTGAAGCGATTGAAGATATTCGTAACTGGGGTGTTGATCAGTTAGATGAAGTTTCTCGACGAGAAATTTACACTGCTACTGATGACGGTCCTGCAATTACGAGAGTGTTTGGTGTTAACCTGCACGATGTCTTTGAATTTGGCGATGGTCAGGAATACCAGACATACTTTACTAGTGACTTAGGTGGTTCTTTAGCAACCTCTGATGTTGAGCTGGTTATTGGTCTGGATCAGGCTGCAGGCGATAGCTTTGTAATGCCTGTCAAGCAGGAAGTTGAGATCTTTGAAGACGAAGCTCTTCATCGATTCCAGAGACAAGGCTATTATGGTACAGCCGAAATTGGTTTTGGTGTACTTGATAATCGTAGAGTTCTCACAGGCTCCTTCTAAGTTCCAAGATCTGAACAGATAATTAAGACCACTCTTCGGAGTGGTCTTTTTTTTATTATACATATGTGTGTTTTTGTGTATGTATTTTAGGAGGTCATAAATTATGTTTAGCTCACAACCATTCTCTGTTTTACCGTTTTCAGACGATGGAATTGCTGTTCCTGCGAGTCCACTTCCTCCATTGCCAGTAATTTATTTTAATAATAAGACCGTCACCTTTCCCCTTAAAATCAATACTATGGCCGAGTTTGATTTAAATCTTAATAATATATTAGATCTTAGTTTAAAGAGAAACACTATTTTAGAGTTTACAGTTAGGAGATAAAATGGCACAATTTACTATAACCATCGCGGATGAAGATGTTAGCAGGGTCATTACAGCACTTTGTAAGAACTATGGTTATCAATCCGATATACCAAATCCAGATTTTGATCCATCTTTAACAGTCAATACAATTCCTGCTACTATACCCAATCCAGAAAGTAGTTCTCAATTTGCCAATAGAATGACGAGGGATTTTTTAATGGATCATACTGTAGCTTATGAGCTACAACTAGAAAAACAAAATGTCCCACAACCTACACGACCAGATATTACTGATCCAGCATAATATATGAATATAAGTGGAGGAGATTATGGCACTTAAAGTAGCCGACAGAGTAAGAGAAAACACTAGCACTACAGGCACAGGTGCATTAACTTTATCGGATGCTCCTGATGGATATAGAACATTCAGCTCGACGCTATCTGAAGGCGATAACACCTATTATACGATAGAAGAACATAATCAATACGAAGTGGGTATTGGTACTTTTTCTTCATCTGTTTTAGAGAGAAGTTTTGTATTAAAAAGTTCTAATAATAATAATAAAATAGAATTAGGCGGCAGTGGTGCTGTGTTTATCACTTATCCAGCAGATAAAAGTGTTTACAGGGACCAAGAAAGCCAAGTTGTTGTTGATGCTTCTGGGTTATTATTTAGTAATGCCACCGTCGTTAAAGATGCAAAACTCACTGAGTTTACTGATATCAATTCGAGTGGAACGCCATCATCTTCACATATTATGACATTTGACTTTGCCGACCAGAATTTATTGATTGGTGATGGAATAGGTAATGCGGCATCGAAAAGCATTATTCTTGGAGATAATTCCGGCAATGATACTTCAGCTAATGGTGTCGTAATTATTGGTGTTGATGCAGCAACAGAAGGGGTTTCTCTTATTAATTCAGTATTTATTGGGTCCAAGACAGGCCCAACCAGATCTGATGTTTCAAATGCTCCATATTATTCTGTTGTAATGGGATACAACGCTGCTGATGAAGCCCGACATGAAAGTAGTATTATTGGCTATAAAGCGGGTATTAATTCTTATTCTATTGGTTCAACAGCTTTAGGTTATTTTGCGGGTTCGGGTGTTGGGGATTACGCAACTTCTATTGGACATCAGGCTGGAAATAATAACACTGATGACTATACAATAAATATTGGTTATCAGGCTGGATATTCTGCTGGTGGTAATGATTCCATATGGGTGGGTAGAGTTGCTGGATATAATTCTACAGCAGCGGTCAAGTCTATGGGTTTAGGATATGCTGCTGGTCAATCTAGCTCTGCTGATAATTCCATATATTTGGGTGTATCCGCAGGGGAATCAAATACTACTGATAATATGTTTTTCGTCGCAAATAATACACCCACTTCAAATGGGTCTTTAATCAAAGGGGATATTGCTAATAAAAGAGTGGCGATTGGTGTTGCTGATGTAACTTTGAGTGACACTCTTTATGTTGGTATAAATTCTGCTAATGATGTTGGTGTTACCGTAAAAGCCGCAACTTTACAAGCTGCAGATTTAACACAATGGCAAAATTCTGCTGGAAGTTCTGTGGCAAGTATAACTAACTCAGGGGTTATGACTGTATATGGGGTCCATGCAAGTGGGGCAGGATTACAATTAGATAATATAACACCCGCTGTTACCAACAATGCCTTATACAATGTTGATGGTGTTTTATATTGGAATGGGTTAGAGTTTACAGGGGTTATAGACGCTTATACGTCAGGTAATGCTACATATGCTTCTGGACAGGCTCTTTCTTTGACCTATGCTTCTGGATTAACTTCCACAAACCAAACCAATATCACAGCCGTTACTTCTACGGCGAATTACGCTTCTGGAGAAGCTGTATCTCTTACATACGCATCTGGACTCACTGTCACAAATGCTGCAAATATATCTACTGTGACTCCTACGGCAAATTATGCATCCGGTCAAGCGTTGTCCTTAACTTATGCTTCAGGTTTAACGGCTACTAATCAAACAAATATTTCCACAGCAACAGCGGTTGCTAATTATGCGTCAGGACAAGTAAATATAACAACAGACGGCACTGCTGAAGCTTCTAAAGCCTTAATTTTAGATTCTGCAAAAACCTTTACAGGTGTTAAAGATGGTGTGTTTAATGAGTTTGATTCTTTGGTTAAATCTAGCGGTCTTATAGTGGGTAATTCTGGAGTTGTGTTGTCAAGTAGCATCCCTTCGGTAACAGCTAATACATTATATAACGATGCTGGCACCTTGTCTTGGAATGGATCTGCTATTGGCGGTGGTGCTAGTGCAACAGCTACTTACGCTTCTGGGCAAGTCTTGTCTCTGACATACGCATCGGGTTTAACGGCTACAAATGCCACAAATATAACTACTGCGACTTCTACGGCAAATTATGCTTCAGGACAAGCTTTATCGGTAGCTTATGCATCTGGATTGACTCCAAATATAGCCACAAATACATCTATTGCAAGCTATGCATCTGGGCAGGCATTGTCATTAACATATGCTTCTGGATTAACAGCTACTAATGCAAGTAATATCACTACTGTAACATCCACGGCAAATTATGCATCTGGTCAATCGTTATCTTTGAGCCATGCTTCAGGTGTAACAACCAGTCTAGTCAATAGTTCAGGGATTGCAACCTATGCTTCGGGTCAAGCATTATCGCTAACGTATGCTTCAGGCTTGACGGCTACTAATTCTACAAATATTACCAGTGCAACATCTACCGCTAATTATGCATCTGGTCAAGCTATAGAAAACGAAGGGTTAGTAGCTTACGCTTCAGGTAATACAGCAAATATTGCGTTTGGTTCAAATGCTGAAGGTGATATGCTTTATCACAATGGGGTTAATTTTGTAAGACTTGCTAAAGGAACTAATAATTATATATTAAAAATGGATGGAAATGTTCCAAATTGGGAAGCTGAAAGTAGTGGAGGGGGTGTTAGTGCCACAGATTTTAACTATGTTTCTGGTGCGGCGGCTTACTCCTCGGGTGTAGTGACTGGTGGCATCCCCAACTTTAATGTTATTGGTGTAAATACTGGATCTCCTGAATATGGTGTGGATGTGACTGGTGGTGGAGCGAGTGGTGTGATACAAGCTACTGGAATTATATTGGGTGCATCTGGTGTTATCTTTAGCAATGGGACCACACAAACCGTCGCAGGAGCACCAGCTACGGTTACTCTTACTGCTGGGGATGGTTTAACGGGTGGTGGCACATTAGCCTCTGATAGAACATTTGCTGTTGGTGCTGGTACTCTTATTGATGTACAAGCCGGTCAGGTAGACGTGGATCTCTCTGAAGCTGCCGCTGCTACAATTACCCACGGCGATAACTTAATTTTCTTAGATGGTGGAGCTACTGGAACAGCATCTAAAGGTAGTACGGATGATTTAGCGAATCTTCTTGCTGGTGATGGTTTAACAAAATCTAATTCAGTTATGGCTGTAAATGTAGATGATTCTACCATAGAAACCGATAGTGACGCAATAAGAGTTAAAGATAATGGCATAACCCTTGCCAAAATGGCTGGCCTCGCAAGAGGTAAGATTATTTATGGTGATAGTAGTGGAGATCCGGCGGCTTTAACAGCCGGAGGAGCAAATACAGTTTTAAAATCTGATGGAACAGATGTGTCATGGGGGTCTGTTCCTGTCAATTCTTATGTTTCTGGTATAGCTGCATATGCATCTGGCCAAGCTTTGTCTTTAACATATGCATCAGGTTTAACCGTCACTAATTCAGCGATTGCTAATTATGCTTCTGGGCAATCACTATCTTTGACGCACGCATCTGGATTAACTGCCACAAATGCTGGAAACATTACTACCGTAACTGCAACTGCTAATTATGCTTCCGGTCAAGCTCTTTCATTGGCAACCGCTTCAGGTATTGCTGCCTATTCATCTGGTGTAGTAACTGGTGGAATTGCAAATTTAAATAAGCTTGGAATTAATACTGGATCACCAGCATATGGAATAGATGCAGTTGGTGCGGGTGCAAGTGGTTTAATTCAATCGAGCGGCATCTTAATTGGTGCTTCTGGCATAGGTGTTGGAACAACTACACCTGTACATCCAATTGATGTTGTACAGCACAGCGGGGTCGTCAGAGCCTCTGGTATGCACAGTGCAATTTCTATGAACGCTGATGCTGCTACAGTTATATTTGATTTAGATCAAGCTACTACACATGGTGTGACTCTGGGCGATAATAGAACATTAGCACTATCTAATGTGCAAATTGGTGATAAGTTTTTAATAAGATTACAGCAAGATGGCACTGGTAGTAGAACAGTAACTTGGTTTGATCATATTAGCTGGGCTGGTGGATCGGCACCAACTCTTACAACCACAGAAAATAAAGCAGATTTACTTGGATTCTTAACTGCCAGCGGTACTGGTGGTGCTTACTGGTTTGATGGTCTTGTTGTAGGTCAAAATATTTAGGAGAAATAGATGAGTATTAATAAAGATCTTCAAAGAGCGAGGGAGGCTTATCAAGCATATCGTGAAGGTATTGAAAATGGAACCAGAAAGCCAGTGCTTTTATACTGTGATCCTAAAGATAGATTTATAGCAAGAGAAATGATGGTTCGGTATGAGCAACACAATTATGATACGGCTAGTTATATTAATGCCAACCGAATTGCGTGCGATCATTCTAGCTCGCTTAGCCATTGCTATAGTTTAGATGGAAAGCCCGATCCCTTGTATCGGGCTTGTTATCATATTGGTGTGTTTTGGGATACCTATGGGACCAAGGTAGAGGACTTGAAAACCCTTTGGCCTAATTCAATTGTTAATGATGAAGCTACCGGCATTACACTGGTTTTAGATGACGGCACAGTAACCAGTATTAATATTGAATATATTACTGAAGCCGAGTTTATGTCTCGCCATAATCTTAAAAAAATTAATAGAATTATTCCACTTTAAATACAAGGGACTAGGTAATGGCGACAGAGACAATAAGGCCAAACGGTAATGCGAACACGTTGTGGGAGGCTTATGCTTATACACTTATCGACGATGTTGTAGATTCTCCGTCTAGTGCTGGAGATGGCACCAATGCTTATGCTTCTGATGACTCTGAATCGGTAGAGCAAAAATGGGATTTTGAGGCTTTATCAACATTAAGTTCTGCGAGTTCTGTTGAGGTGTTTGTTCGGCATAAAGATGATGGTATATCTGGTAATCCAGATTCTGCCGTTAATGTTAAAATTGGTGGATCTTGGCAGACAGGGCAAAATATTTCATATAATGGTTCTTATAGCTGGGTTTCTAAAACATTTAATGGTGATTGGTCAGCGAGCGATTTCGATGATTTTGAAGTTGGAATAACAGCACCAAATAACATCAGTCGAAATCGCGAATATCTCGTTGCTGTTGTATATGCCGTAGTAACGGGAGAGGCGGCATCTTCCACTACCAATGAAGCATTTTTATTATTCTTAGATAGTCTTTAGTATTTTATGTGTATCATTAAATAGGTGATAAACTTTTCTGGAGATGATTATGGCTTTCTTAGAAGAAGCACATGTTAATGATTATGGTACGATTATTCGTGTTACAGTTTATGACACCACCTCTACTGGTGGTTCAGCTATAGCAGATATTAGTGATGCCAGCACTAAAGAATTTACTTTTAGAAGGCCGGATGGAACTACTTTTACCAAGACCGCCGTATTTACAAATGATGGTTTAGATGGACAACTCCAGTACACCACTAATGTAGATGATTTGAATATGGCTGGTACATGGGGTCTACAGGCTTATGTGATTACCTCTGGTGGATTTTCACATAGGACCGATGTGGGTAGTTTTCGAGTCTTTGAGAATCTATAGGTGATAATATGTCGTGGAAAACAGATTTAGTGTTAATGTTAAGATCTATCATCGGTGATTTAGATAAAGCTAAATTTACTGATGAGCGATTAAAGCAGATTTTAGTGGTTGGGGCTTATAATGTTGCCAACGACGCAGATTTCAGTACATCATATACAGTGGATGTGTCTATGGTATCCATATCCCCAGATCCTATTTCAGAAAGTGACACTGATTTTAGTACTTTAACGGTATACAAGTCAGCTTGTATATTATTAGGTAGTGAAGTGAAAACTGAATCAGCTAATGCTATCTCTATTAAAGATGGTCCATCTGCGATTGATCTTAGGGGCGTAACCGCAAACCTTACAAATTTATATAATGATTTATGTGCTAAATACGACACGCTATTAAAAACTTATCAATACAACAATACATTAGTTGGTCAAGCTGTGCTTGGTCCTTATAGTCCGGGTAGTATGGTTGTTAATGGCAATCAGTTCGACTATCGTGGTAACCTATTTAACTAGGAGAATATAAATGGCAGTATCTCAAAAAGTAGTTAGTGGAAATGATCAACCCCAAGGTGGGCAGGGTGTTGTTGGTGTAGCTGGAGCCAGAGGTTTGACTGCTGCTAATAAAATAGACTCCAATCATACCGTTAGTCCTTTTCCTCCACTACTAGCAACACAAATCGATGACACTATTGCCGATATTAATAGTCGTCTAAATACTAGGTTTGATGACACTAACTACTATCATGGTAGCGGTTCTTACGGCGGTCCATCTAACTAATGTATAGCTAGGGGTTATTATGGCTATCGAAATATCTAGTTCTGTATTTAACACATATAATAGTGCTCTAAATCTATTCACTAGAACTGCTACACTTGTTTACCCAGAAAAGCGTGAACAGTGTGCTAATTGCTATATGGATACTATGGGCACTAGAAATAGATCTGTTAGTAGATATCGTAGTGGTGGACCTTTTCCATTTGAACGTGGTATGCCATGTCCTTACTGTAATGGTAAGGGATATAGGGCCACAGAGACTACAGAAGATATTACACTCCGCATTTATTGGAATCGTAAAACATGGGTGGATGTGGGTATATCTGTAGATATTCCAGACGGGTCAATACAAACCATTGCTTTAATGACAGATCTTGAAAAAATGAATAAATGTAAATATCTGATACCTAATTATGATGGTATAGAAAAATATGATCAAACGAGATACACTAGAAGTGGATCTTCTTATCCACAAGGATTTAAGCAAAACGAAACAAAATATGTGGTAACTTTTTGGAGTAGGAATGATGGGTAATATTTTTATAAAAAATATAATAGAATCCACTAACGCTATTGCCAAAAAAATTAATCAAGGTTTAGCTAATATTTTTAATAGAAAGCTATCTAGTCAAGCAGGCATCATATTATCAGAGATTCGACCATTAGTGGCTTCGGCATTAATGTCTAGCGATGAAATAAAATCACTATCTTCTGGTGCATTAAAGATTGATTTTGGTCTTACGTCAGATCCGTCTGGAGCTATTGTTAATGCTATAGTAGATAGTTTAGATATCGATATTAAAAAAGCTACTGGAACTGCTGCTGGTATTAAAGGCGGTTTATTAATTACTATGCAGCCTATTGATTATAATAACCTGTTTTCACTATCGGTTGCTGAGCAAATTACTGAAAAGGGTGTTTCTTTACCTTGGCTACAATGGTTACTTACTTTTGGACAGCAGATTATTGTTGCTAATTTTGGTGTTGAATATGGAGCCGGTAAAGGTAGAAGTGGTGGTGGTTATATGTCCGTAGGCGAAAGACCGTTTAAAGTCAGTAGTCAACATGCTGGAACTGTAGATGATAATTTTATCACTAGAGCTATTGATAGTATTGCTCCACAAATTAAGAGTATTCTCATGAAGGGTGTTCAATAATGGTCGGAGGTCCACACACAAAATTAGCAAATTTAACAAATATCCAAGACTCTACATTGTCTAATATTTTATTGGATAATTTAGTTAATTTTTATGATTGGGGTTTTTTGGATCGTGGTTCTTTCTTTAATATTAAAATCCCTCAATCCGGTATTTATGGTGGAGATAGACATAGGTTGCGATTAGTAGATGATCCTAATTATAGTGATGGCCAAGTGTGGGAAGGGTATCGTCAGAACTGGGTTTGGGAAAGTGGGATTAACGCGACCACTACACAGCCCACAAGAATATCTGGTGTTTTTGTTGATAATACATTTTATGCTACCGGCAATGTTACAAAACCCTTTTATGTCGATTATCCAAATGGTAGAGTTGTATTCGATTCTGCTCAAACGTCTACGAGTACCGTTCAGTTAGAATATAGCCATAAGTGGGTTGAGGTTGTTGCGGCGGAAGGGATTCCTTGGTTTAGACAACTTCAGCAGAGATCATTTAGGAGTGATGAAGGTTTTCAGGTTGAGGGGTCTGGTGGATGGGCACAGTTAGGTCAAACCAGAATTCAATTACCCGCTGTGGCTATTGAGGTCGTGCCTCCTAAATCTATGCAGGGGTATCAGTTGGGTGGTGGTCAGTGGGTGAATAATGAGGTGGTGTTTTATGTAATGAGCGAAAATCACTGGGAATGTGCTAATCTTATGGATAGTATTTTGTATCAAAACGAAAGAACTATCCATCTATTCAATCCCACGGAAGTTGCGTTGTCTGGGGCATTTCCATTCAATTATCGTAATGAGCTGAATGAACACGCTCTACCAAGTGGTCTATATCCTAATTTGATTGATAATTTTCTCTATCGTAAGTGTTGGATTTCTAACTCTAAAGGAACTGAAATTAGCCAATTATCTCCTGAATTATATATTGGTACAACTAGCTGTTCCACACAAGTAAAAGCCATTTAGTTGACTTTTTGTGTATATAACAATGCCTTTACCAGAGGACTTTTTACCTATAGAATAGGAGATATATAATGGCTCGTAATCAAAGAATATTCTATGCTTGTCAGGCTGTCGCAATTACAGAGATGGGAAAGGGTTCTGTAGTAGCAAACGATGTTGTACACGGTTTGCAGAGCGTGGGCATGAGTTCTACCTTCACGCTTGATCAAGTATTCGAAATGGGACAGATTGAAATTTATGAAAATATTGAGCAGATTGCCGATATTGAAATAACGCTTGAAAAAGTAATCGATGGTTACAAATTAATTTATGACTTAGCTACTGCCGGTGCTTGTAAGACAGACATTGTGGCGGCTTCAAAAAGTCGAAGTGATGTCTTGGTTGCTGTTTATGATGATGGCCTTTCTCATGCTACTGGTATTCCTCGTAATGTATGTTACAACTCAGGTATGTATGTAAGTTCTGTCAGCTATAGCTATACCGTTGATGGCAGTGCTACCGAATCTGTTACATTGGTTGGTAATGACAGGCTTTGGAATAGTGAAACTGCTGGTATTATAGCAGATCTTGCTCCTACGGGTATTTGGACTGGGAATACAAGTAACCCAACTTCGAATATCGATGGTACAGATACTCCACTTTCTGGTGTTGTTAGACGTGTGGATGTTGATATAGAAGGCTCCACATTGCCTGATGAACTCGAACATCAGCAAAGTGATGATACAACTGGTCTTGGTGGAGGACTTCATATTCAGAGTATTACTGTTAGTACTGACTTTGGTCAGGAAAACATTCAAGAGCTTGGTCGATTTGGTCCTTATCACAGATATGCGACCTTCCCAATCGAAGTTAGCTCCGAATTTGAGATTATTGCCACCTCTGGTGATTTGATCAATGTCTCTGGAAATGCTCCAAACCTTGGGTCAAAGAACATTATCATCAAGGATACTGCTGGTACTGTTCTTAATCTTGGAAGTAACAATAAGTTATCTTCAGTTTCTTACTCTGGTGGAGACACTGGTGGTGGAAATGCTACAGTTAGTTATTCTTTCCAAAACTTTAACACTTTAACAGTGAATGGTGGAGATACTCATGCGGCATAAAGGTATCCATTCATAGTAAAGGTCTTGCGGGTTCGAATTACGTAGTTATCCGCGATAGCTATCTCGTTATATCAGGATTTATAGCAAGTGGATAATATAAGGAATTAGGGATGGATCATACTTTTTATGATAAAATATTATATAGAATAATAAAAGGTCGTTTAAGCATAAGGCTTGGCGACCTTGTTCTATACGTACATGAACCAGACAGTAATATTATAGACGAATCTTACATTATTTATGATGAAGCCTATAAAAAGGCTTATTTTAATGGATCATATGTTGAGTCACAAATTTTAGAATTATTAATGGAACACGAGTTATGGAGTCCATTTGATGATAAAAAAGCGGATGAGTTAGAAGACAAGATCGAAGAACTAAAGGTGGCGGCTTTTAAAGCATTTTTTGACAAAAAGAAGCTACGTGGTATAAAATTGAGTCTAAGACATCTTGAAAAACATATGATAAAATATAAATCTAAAAAAACCGTTTGGGATCATTTATCTTGTGAAGGTGTGGCACAATTTGCCCGTTCTGCGTGGATCATTGAAAACACTACATTTTACAAAGATAAACCCTATGATTGGAGTAAATATAGCGTATCTAATGTGATGAATATTTATAATGAAAACAGGATAGTCGCGGCTACTTATCGTGAGATTGCTCGTAGTGATCCTTGGCGAATGATGTGGGCTAACAGTAAAAAACATGGTAATTTATTTGGTGGACCTGCCTGTGAGATGACCAATGATCAATTAACATTGTGCTCATATTCCGCTATGTATGACAATGTCTATGAAAGCACTGATAGTCCTAATGAAAAAGTAATAAAGGATGATGATTGTCTTGATGGATGGTTTATTGTACAACGAAGAAAATATGAAAAAGATAAAAAACAGAGAGAGGTTGATGATTTAATTAAGAATCCTAAAATAGCAAACTCTCAAGAAGTGTTTGTTGTAGCCTCTGATCAACAGGCGGCAAATGAAGTATATGATTTAAATAATCCAATAAATAGAGGAGTGATTAAGGCGAGACAAGAAAAGATCAATAGTTCAGATGATTATATAAGTTTTCAAGAATTTAATGATGTCAAGCAGGAGATGCATATCCAGCATGTTGAACAGGCATCACAATCAATAAGAGGAAGGAGGTAGTTATGGATAGCGGATTTCTTAAACAGTCTCTCGATCTGAAACACGCGAGAGAACAGAGATATAAAGAGGTTTCAAGAGACAAATTGTTCCAAGTGGCAAAAAAGAAAATTCAAACCACGATGATTGGTGCGTTATCAACATTAGAAGAAAGCTTTGGTTTTCTATGGGGTTTTGATTTACATGATTCTGAACGAACCCCGGAACAAAGACACATTTATCAGATTTATGAAGACGCACGCGCTAAAATATTAGATAGGGGAAATACACAGACAAGGAATTTAGAAAACGAATTTATCAATTATGATATTTCTCGTAGGAAACATTATATTAACTTACCAGTAGCTCAAATAAAAGGAGAAGACACAAATGACGGACAATAATGAAAGAATCGTAGAGAGCGTAGATAACAATGGAGATCCTGTGAAAGTGCGTGTTGTAGCGCCTACGGCTGAGCACTTTCGTGATTCACAACTTGTTTATAACAAGGCTTTTCGTGCCGCTTTAGATTCCGGGGCTTTACTTAGACAAAAGCTGAATGACCATATGTTAAAGCAGGGTATTTGGGATGATGACAAGGATGCCAAATACAAAGAGCTTTCTGAAAACATCAGAGCTAAGGAAGGCGTGTTAAAGGGTGGAGGTATTAGGTTGTCTGAAGCTAAGGCTATCGCGTTAGAACTACGAGATCTGAGAGATGAATTTCGCACATTATTATCTGAAAAAAATGCTTTAGACTCCAACTCTGCTGAAGGGTTGGCGGATAACGCTAGATTTATTGAACTTGTACGTCTTTGTATTGTGAATCCTGACACTGGTATTGGGTTGTTTCCAGATCAAAAGGTCTATGATGCTCAAGCTGATCAACCTTGGGTTGTTGAAGCTTCTGGGGAATTGGCAAACATGTTATATGGGTTAGATACTGATTACGATAAAAACTTAGAAGAAAACAAGTTTTTGCGTGAATTTAAGTTCGTGAATGATGACCTTAGATTCATTAACAAAGAGGGACATTTGGTTGACTCTGAAGGTAGATATATTAATGAAGACGGACGGTTTATAGCCTATCGTACAGACGAGGGTCTAAAAACTCAAGATCCTAATGAGGTATATTTTGTAGATCGTGACGGCGAAGAGGTTGTTCTAAAAACAGACAAAGATGGAAATGAAGAATGGGTAAAAATCTCACTACAGGAAAGAAAGCCATTTTTAGATGATGACGATAAGCCTATTGAAATTCAAGCTGAAGAAGCGGAAATTACTACCAAATCTAAACCTGCTAAAAGAAAACCAAGAGTTAAGAAAACAGATGCCGAAACAGTTTAATTGTGTATAGCTTCATGGGACTTTAAAACGATCTGGGGGAAGCTCTTTTGTATTCTCCCTTTTTTTTAAAAGTGGAGCAAAGATGGCTGAGCGATTTAATCTTACTGCACAGATACAGTTACAGGCACCGACTAATACTGCGCAGGTTGTTGGACAAATCAGGAAGCAGCTTCAGGGTGTTTCTGTGGATGTTAAAGTTAACGCCAATCCGCGTCAAATAGCTGAAGTAAATAAAGAACTACAAAATGTTAACAAGGCTGCTGGCTCTTCAGCAAAATCAGTTGGAGCACTGAACACAAATTTGGCTGCCGCTGCTCGTAGATTTAGTGTAATTACAGTGGCTACTGGTGCATTTTTAGGTTTAGCTCGTGCGATAAAAAACTCTACAGGCGAGGCAATTGCGTTTGAGCGAGAGTTGCTTAAAATTTCTCAAATCACGGGTAAAAGTGTATCACAACTTACTGGTCTTGTTGCAGAAGTTACTAAATTATCTCGTGGCTTGGGTGCGTCTTCTAGTGATTTATTGTCTGTGTCGAAAACATTGGCTCAGGCTGGTTTTAGTGCCCAGAGGACCAAACAAGCTTTAGAGTCATTAGCACAAACGACGTTAGCGGCTACATTCAATAATATTGAAGACACCACTGAAGCCGCGATAGCTGTATTACGGCAGTTTTCTGCTGAAGCCAGAAGATCCGGTGGTGAGATTAAATTTCTTCAATCTACGTTAGACGCTATTAATTCTGTATCGAAAAACTTTGCTGTTGAAGCTGGCGATTTAACCACTGTTATTCGTCGTGTCGGTGGTGTATTTTCTTCTGCTGGTGGTAGTGTAAATGAATTGATTGCATTATTTACCTCTGTCCGATCTACGACCAGAGAGTCTGCTGAAACAATTGCTACTGGTTTAAGAACTATATTTACCCGTATTCAGCGTACCGATACTGTCGACCAGCTTGCCGCATTAGGTATTCAGTTAAGAGACTCTCAGGGGCAATTTGTCGGCGCTTATGAGGCTGTGCGTAGATTGTCGGCAGGATTAAGTGCTTTAGATCCAAGAGATTTTAGATTTAGTGAGATTGTTGAATCTTTAGGTGGTTTTCGGCAAGTCGGTAAAGTTATTCCATTGATCCAACAGTTTGCGGTTGCTCAAGACGCTTTAAATGTCGCACAGGGGTCTGCAGGCTCTGTTGCTAGAGATGCCGCTACTGCTCAAAAGGGCTTGGGTAATCAGATAGCTAAAGTACGTGAAGATTTCCAAGCTTTAATACGTCAGTTTGCAGATAGTAGTACGTTTAGGGCGATTGCGGGCGGTGCTTTAGAATTAGCTAAAGCATTTATTAAAATTGCTTCTTCTTTAGAAGATATGCTACCATTAATCGCCACATTGGTTAGCATGAAAATTGGTCAATCCTTAGCTCCGGGTTTAGGTGCGTTATTGGGTGGTAGGGGTTTACGTGGTAAAAATCAAGGTGGTAAGATTCACGCTTTTGCTCGTGGTGGACATGTGCCGGGAACTGGAAATAGAGATACTGTTCCGGCGATGTTACAGCCCGGTGAATTTGTTATTAAGAAGAGTAGTGCTAAAAAGTTGGGTGCTTCTACTTTAGAGGCTATGAATAATAATAGGTATGCATATGGTGGTGGTCCAGTAAATGGGGATTTAATAGGTCCAGCCAGTAGATCTCCTGAATTGGAAAATAAGTATGATGTTCAAAATGCAGGAATCACTGATAATTATAGTGGTGAAATAAAGATCACAACTATTGACCCTTCAGATAAAGAAAAGGGTTATCAAGCTGTTGAAAAAGAAGCAACTGATCTGCATAATTTAGGTAAAAATAAATTCCAAAAGGCTTTAACACTAAAAAATATTAAAGAGATTTCAAATGAAGATAAGCGTGAAGAAGCTGCTGCGAAGAAAGCAAGAGATGCTATTAATACAAAAGGAAAGATAGGAGGCTTTATAGGAAAAAAATTAAGCCCTAAATTCTTTACAGGTTCAGATCCTACTGGTGCTATAAATGCAATTAAAGGCGGTGTTAATGAGAGAAATGTCTCAAAGATGCTTACAGATCGTACTCGTGGAGGAGGTACGGTAACTAAGCTTGATGATGAATACGGTATGGATTTTAAATATAAACCCAAGAAAAAAAATAGTCGAGCACTCTACATAGAGGCAAAAACCCTAAAAACTAGGGCGTCACGAGATAAAGTTATCGCGAAGGCATTACTTGCTAAAGCCCTAAATTCTAAGAAAGATTATAAGGACCAAATTGAGAATAATGTAAAATTACCTAATATTGAATATATTGAAACACCGGAAAATCTTAAAGGGGCTTCCGGTTTGGCTACACCAAAAAAGAAAAACGCAGGAGGGGGTATCTCCGGTTCTGATACAGTCCCAGCCCTTTTAACTCCCGGCGAATATGTAATTAATAAATCTTCTGCTCGAAATATTGGTTATGCTAATCTTAATAC